TTTACAGTATCAACCAAGTGACCCGAATTTTGACAGTTTAGGTGGATTAGAACTTTCCGCTATCTTCGTAGATGAGGCTAGTCAAATATCACAACTTGCATACAACATACTTAAGTCTCGTATGAGATTTAAATTAACTGAGTATAATCTTATACCAAAAATGTTAATGACATGTAACCCTGGTCAAGTATGGTTGAAGAAAGTATTCTACTTACCATATGTACAGGATACATTACCAAACAATATGGCGTTTGTACCAGCACTACCATTAGACAACCCACACTTACCAGCATCTTATATTGAGATGTTAAAATCTCTACCACCTCAACAACGTAAGAGATTACTTGAAGGTGATTGGAATTACATGGATGAGTCAGACAACCTATTTGACTTTGATAGTATATCCAATTCAATATTCTCAAATGTACCAAAACCTGAAGATAAGAAGTTTATATCAGTTGACGTAGCAAGGTTTGGTTCAGACAGGTCCGTTGCAATCGTTTGGAGTGGTATGGTGGTCCTTGAAGTGTTTGTGTATAGTAAGTTATCAACTGTAGAATTATCGTCCGAAATTAAGGAGTTAATACAGAAGTATGGTGTACACCCAAATAATGTGGTAGTAGATAGTGATGGTGTAGGTGGCGGAGTTGCAGATCAACTTAGAGGAACAAACTTTGTTAACAATTCATCCCCATTACACAATCAGAATTTTAGTAACCTCAAGTCTCAGTGTTATGTAAAACTTGCTGAACTATTTAAAGAAGGCAGAATTAGTATTAATATAATGGAACCATCCATTACAGATGAATTGACACAGGAACTATTAGCGGTTAAGCTAAAGGATGTAGATAAAGATAATAAGGTTGCAGTTCAATCAAAGGATGATATGAAGAAAGTATTGGGTAAGTCACCCGATTTATCTGATGCACTAATGATGAGAATGTACTTTGAAATAAAAAATATGAAAACAACAGGAAGATATTCCATAGCTTTCGTAGGATAAAATATATATAGATATATGATAAAATTTAAAATAGACGAGAAAGAATATAAACTACCAGAGTTTATAACAATTGAACATTACACAAAGATTTATAAGGTTAAAGACTTATTTTCAGATGATTATTTTTCAGCAAGATTAATTAGTATTGTTTCTGATGTACCTGTTAATAAACTAATGGAATATGATTTTCAAGAAGTTAATTACATGGCCTTGGAAATAATGAATTTAATCCCTAAAGACAAACCTAAGTTTGAAGATAGATTTGAAATTGATGGTGTGAAGTATGGTTTCTTTCCTAATTGGAAGGACCTGAGTTTTGCAGAGTTTATTGATTTAGATACAATCTCAACCAAGAAGACTGAAGAGTTATTGGACATGTTACACATACTTGCAGCAATTATGTATAGACCAATAGTAGAAGAAAAGTCAGAACATGATTTTAAGATTGAGAAATACAATATACAAACGATGCAAGAACGAGCAGAGTTGTTCAAAAAGAAATTAGATGTAAGGTTCATATTAGGTGCACAGTTTTTTTTTATCAAATTCGCAAGCAGATATTTGGGTTATACCCAACTATCTTTGATCCCGAAACTTTCAATATGGATGAAGATAAAGCTCGTATGGAAGATGAGGAGGATGATGGTCAGTCTAATTTTCAAAAATCGTTCGGCTGGTTCCTTGTCGTCAACAGAATTGTTGGAAATGATTTTACAAAGCATGAATTTGTCTACGAAAAGAAAGTAATGGAAGTTCTTAATCAATTGAGTTATTTAATCTCATATGACCAAGAACAAGTTAGATTACAAAAGAAAGCCCAAGGACATATTCTCTAATTTCAGGATACATTTCCAATAAATTTATATTTAAAGATAGATGATTAACACAAGTTCAATAAATTATAAACAGATTATAGCCGACTTAGGGTCAATTGCTTACCATCACCCACAGATTAATTCATTTGGGTTTGGTGACCTAGCACAGTGTACAAATGATATACAGACGAAGCAGGAACCCAAATATACAAGAATGTACGTTGTCCCTGGAGAGGTTAGACTGAACGAAAATCATCTACATTATAAGTTCTCCATTATTATAATGGATAGAGTTGACGATGACCAATCAAATCAGGCTGAGATAATGTCTGATACATTAAGAACGGTAATGGATGTTTGGACCATCTTATTGCAATCATATAACTCACAACAAGGAGACTTTAGTTGGAATTTGATTGTAGATTATGATCCTGACATTATTCCTTTTTTAGAAAGGTTTGAAACAATACTTGGTGGTTGGACTTTAAATCTATCATTTCAAGTTGCGTTTGATTACAACTCATGTACACCTCCATTTGTATCAAACTTTCAATTCCCACAAGATTTACAATACAATAGTTACAAATATGTCTTGGATGAGTTTCAAGAGTTTGCAAACTTACATGAACAAGTTAAGTCATATGGGTTTGGAGATGTAGAACAATTAACTAATGACATTATAACTAAACAAGAACCAGAATATCCCCGCATGTATGTGTTACCTGATAGTACTCACATTCAACCAGGTCATATCCATTTAGGATGGAGGGTATTATTTGTAGATAAGTTAAATAACGATATTTCAAACTTTGCAGATGTTTTATCTGACCAATTGGAAATTGTTAAAGACTTCTTTGCAAAGTTATACTTATCTGATTTTGAAGCAGGATGGGAAGCATCGGTTGAACCATTTTATGAAAAGACTGAAACAATTATTTCAGGGTGGATTATCAATTTCCACTTTATACAAAAGTACAGTTACGATAGATGTGTATTACCTGAAACAAACTTTAGTCCTAACTTAACATGGGAAGAGGTTAATGAATTGTGGAGAAAGGTTAAAGAACAGTGGGATAGTGTATAAACAAAAAACAAAAAATATATATAAATGGGTCAATTAAATAATCAATACGTTAGTAGTTCATATCAAGGTCTATTAAAGATGGCCGATAGTACTAATGGCTTAACAAATACTTTACAGACAGTTCAAACTGGTGATGGTGACAATTCTCCAATACAATTATCACAAACTGAATTACATGTTACTGGTACATTATCTCAAGAAGGAACTTTTTATTCAGATCAAATAGATGTAAGTCAAGGTGGAATAGTACAAGATACAGGTTCTTATATTGCAACATTTTTAAATAGTGGTGTAATGACTTATGCAACGTATGCAGAAGTTGGTGCTGCTTTAGGTGTTTCATCAGGTAGTTCTGGTACGTCAGGTACTTCAGGTACTAGTGGTAGTTCAGGAAGTAGTGGAACAAGTGGTACATCAGGTTCAAGTGGAATTGGGTTTCATTACTATGGTGCGTGGACAGGAACAACAACATATATAATAAATGACGTTATAACTTATAACGGACAATCATACGTATCTCTTCAAAACGGAAATTTAAATAAACAACCATCTATTCAACCAGCATGGTGGTCTGTGTTTAGTGCATCAGGTACATCAGGTACTAGTGGTACAGCAGGAACATCTGGTTCGTCAGGTAGTTCAGGAACCTCAGGAAGTAGTGGTAGTAGTGGAACAAGTGGGTCATCAGGTTCAACTGGAACGTCTGGTACAAGTGGAAGTTCAGGTTCATCAGGAACAAGTGGAAGTAGTGGAGTAAATGGTTCAAGTGGTACCTCAGGTACGTCTGGTTCTTCAGGTACCTCAGGAAGTTCTGGTTCTGATGGAAGTAGTGGAACGAGTGGGTCATCAGGAACATCAGGTTCATCAGGAACGAGTGGTACTTCAGGAACATCTGGTACATCGGGTAGCTCAGGAAGTAGTGGAACATCAGGTACTAGTGGTTCATCAGGAACCGCAGGTTCAAGTGGAACAAGTGGTGATTCAATATTTGCTTTAACAGGTTCAGTATGGAACACAACAAGAAACGTTGGTGTAACAGGTTCTCTTTACGCAGATGGTAACTTATATAACTTATCACTTAATACAACAGTTCAACCTGACACATATCTAACAAGTTCACAAACTGGACAAGTTAATATTATTAAAGGTTGGGGTGACAACTTAGGTGCTGGTGGTCCAAGTGCTTTACAAGTAAACTATTCAGGTTCATTAAGAATTACTGGTAGTAATAATACTGTATCATTACCACAAATT